CTTTAAATAAGAAATTATCAGATTTTGGACCTGACTTAGTTAAGAGATTAGAAACAGTAGGATTAAAAGGTAAAGTCATGGGTGTAGAACCAGATCAAAATACGATCAAAATGCTACAAGGAAATGATACCTTAGCTTATATACATCGTTTTTCAGTAAGTGACAATGAACAAATAGTAATATATACATCAAAAAAATCTCTTAATAAATTACAAAAGGTAATTGGTTATTTTAATTTAGACGATACAAGTTACGGTCCTGAGAAAGATGCAGGATGGGTAGTAAAGAATGTTATAAATAAAAATCCTGGCGATATAATGACTAGCAAAGTAGCTGTTCTAAATGGATTAGCACAAGTTAGAGTATATAGATTTATTAAAGGTAATAGCAAAAGCGTTAAAACTACAGATAAAGCAACAGGAGACGTTGATTATCTCCAAACTGCAGCAGAAGGTAAAAAAGTATATGAATCAAGAGGAGCTTTTGATATGTGTGTTAGTGCTATTCAAGATATTGCAGTTGATGGAGATTTAAGCGAAAGAGAAGCTGCTATGGAAATGATGATTGGCATTGCTGATAAATATGATTTTGATATGGCAGGATTAGAGTCTCAAGTTTTTCACGGAGATGATGCTATGAACGAAGGTAGAAGAGCTAAATCAAAGGGAGGAAAAGTAGTAACTGAAAACGATTACGAAACTGGAGGATATGTAGAAGCTATGGGACCAATGTTTGAAAGAGCTGTTAATATGTTAATTAACGCTTGGGAAGAATGGAAAATGGGTCCAATGACCGAACCAGGTATGATAGAGCATGCTAAAAGGGATATCGTTAATTATCTAGAAACGCAAATGATGGTTGATAATCTAGAAGAAAAAAAAGGAAAAGATCATGATGGAGATGGAGATGTAGATGGAGATGATTATATGGCTGCTAAAGACAAAGCTATTAAGAAATCAATGGGGAAGAATGAAATTGTAAAAGAAAATATAAAAGCTATAATTAGTAAGATTTTAGAAGAAGGAGTAATTAATGAAGCTGCTACTAAGGAATTAGCTAATATGGCAGATACATATGGAGACTTTGAAGGTATGAAACAAGCGATAATATCCTTACAGGATGTTGTTACTGACATAGAATCTTATTACGATAAAACAAGAACTAAAATCCAAAAAGTATATGATACTTTAGGAGATATAAGAAATGATGAAGGTTTAAAAGTCGGAGGATTTTTAGCACCAGCAATAGAACAAGCATTTAATAAAGATTTAAGACCGGCAATTAAAGGTGGATTTACTAAAGGATTAGATGCACCTAAAGTTAGAGTAATATCTAAAAAAGATGTAGATATGCATAACTCAGGAGAAAGTCCTTTAGGAGAAGTAGAAAAAGAAACTGTATACTCTAGACCAACTGTTAACGGTACCTTACAAGAATCAAAAAAAAATAAAAAATAATGAAAGATACATTTGATATATATAATTGGAACAAAAAAAGGCATTTAGCAGAAGCTAAGCTACAAGAAGCATCACCAGTCGAACTACCTGTTATCCCTGATTCTATTCTTAATAAATTTGCTAATCAAATAAAAACACCACAATCATTTTCATCTGCGATCATTGCTTTAATTAACAAATTAGCAGAAAAAGAAAATCCTAATATACTAAAAAATCCAAAACTTGTAATGGTTTTAGATAAACTTAGTCAGTTAGCTCAAGAAGAACCAAAAGGAGAAGTAAAAGAAACTATGTATATCGATGATGAAGAATTTGAAGCTGAAATGGGCAGAACACCAGAAGATACTGAAAATGAAATTGATAAAGAAATGGAAAGAATGCAATTTAGCTACTTAAATGATCTAAGAGACTCAGGAGTAACTAATATGTTTGGCGCTGGACCTTACCTAGAACAAGAATTCAGTTTAGGCAAAAGAGAAGCAAGAACAATACTAGGTAAATGGATGAGAACCTTTAGCGAAAGTGTGCATGAAGATTTAGATGAAAATTTAAAAGGTAAAGCAAAAGAAGCATTAAGAAAAGTATCTACAGTTGCAAAAGAAAAAGGACAGGATGTTAAATCTTTCTTGAAAAACGCAGACGGCATGGAAATTATGTCAGCTTTATTTCCAGGACTTACAGCAGCATCACAGTTTATGGAAGAGAAAAACGATAAAATATAATAACATGGGACAAGTATTAGTAAACGTTACACCATTTAAATCTATTCTTAAAGAATCTAAGGAACGTCCTGGAGTCTTTGAAGTAGAAGGAGTTATGCAAAGAGCAGGCGCTAAAAACCAAAACGGTAGAGTTTACGATAAAGAGATACTTATACGTGAAGTTAAAAAGTACGTTGATGAATTTGTTGACAATGGAAACGCTTACGGAGAACTAGATCACCCAGAATCTGCTATAGTGTCATTGAAAAATGCATCTCATATAGTAAAAAATTTATATTGGAAAGGTGATGACCTAATGGGTAAAGTTGAACTATTAAACACTCCAGCAGGTAATATTGTTAAAGAAATAATTAAAGCAGGACATACAATCGGTATCTCATCTAGAGGTACAGGATCAGTACAACAAACAAACGAAGGTACATTAGAAGTACAACCTGACTTTGAATTAGTATGCTGGGATTTTGTTTCAAATCCATCTACACACGGTGCATTTATGAACCCTATATCGTTAAACGAAAATAAAGATAAGATGTCTAAGTATTCTAACTTAGATTCTATTATTAACGATATACTAAGGGCATAGTGAATCTTTCAAAAATTTTATTAGAGCAATCTGACCTCGAAATACCGGGTATAAGTAGTATTGCTAATCAATTAGCTAAAGCTATAGATAGTGAGTTAGAGACAGGTAGAGATAAAGTAGACACCACTAATGAAGCAACAGGTGTTATTGGTATAGTAGGTTTAGTTTTACTATCTAACACAATTGCTAATATGATTTCTAAGATAGCTAAATTCCTAGCTAAAAAGTATAACTCTCCTAAAATGTTAAAATCTGCGGAATGGTGGCAAGATTTTACTCATAAAAATGAAGAAGCATTTATAGCTCCTATTAAAAGAGTTTTGAGAGTCTTTATAAAGAATGAAGAAAGGATGAATGCTATTTCTAAAATAGTATATGCTATTATTATCTTCACTATGGCAGGACAAGCAGGTGGAGAAGCAGTAGGGTTTCTTAAAAAATCCAAATGGGCAGCAGCAGCTGGTATGGGCGCTAAGTCCTTGATTAAAGGAGTAGAAGTAAATACCCTTATCAAAGGTGCTATAGAAGACCTTACTTCTTAAACTTTTTTGTAGTTTTCCGGAATACCTATATATTTATATACGAATATGCAGTCACTTATACTGCATTACCTATATACTATTTTCTATTACGATTTCAATAATCGTAGAAATCCAAAAAATTTATTAAAAATGGCAAACAAAGATTTATTCAAGCAAGCTATTGCTGAAGCAAAATCTATTAGAGAAGCCGCTATTACTAACGCTAAAGAAGCTTTAGAAGAGACTTTAACTCCTCATCTGAAAGATATGTTAGCTGCTAAACTACAAGAGATGGAAGATTCTACTGTAGAAGAAGTAGTAACAGAATCTGAAGAAGTAGAAGAAGAAGTATCGGAAGCTCAAGGAAACATAGATGCTCACGACGAGAATCCACATGATCAACTTGAGGAAGAAGATTTAGAAGAGGCACCAGCGGTAGAAGCTCCAGTAGAAGAAGCTGAGCATGAAGATGCTGAAGATGCGGAGGTTGATTCAGAAGAATCTGAAGACGAAGCAGAAGACGAAGAAGAAATTGAGGTTAAAGACATGGAAGTTGATGACCTTAAAAATCTTATTCGCGACATTATTTCTCAGGAAATGGGTAGTGATGAAGAAGAGTTAGACGGTTCAGATATGGACGCAGGAGCAGAAATGGGAGACATGGAAGCTGGTGCAGAAGAAGAAGAAATTGATCTAGACGAATTATTAGCAGAATTAGAAAACGAACTTGCAGAAGATACTATTGAAGAATCTGAAGTAGACGAGGCACACTGCAACACTAAAGAAGAAGGTGTTGAAGAGGAAATCGAAGAAGAAGTTAACGAAGATACAACTGAGTTAAACGAAGCTTTATCTACTATTGAAACTTTACAGAATCAACTACAGGAAGTTAATCTACTTAATGCTAAATTAATGTATGTGAATAAAGTATTTAAGTCTAATAACTTAAATGAATCACAAAAAGTTAACATCATTGCTGCTTTCGACAAAGCCGAAACGGTAAAAGAAGTAAAGTTAGTTTTTGAAACAGTTTCTGATAACATAGTAGTTAAAAAACCAACTGCTATTAAAGAATCAAAATTAGGTATGGCAAGTAAAGCTACTGGAACTACTGCAAGTAAGCCAGAAGTGATAGCTGAAGTATCTAGCGCTGTTCAGAGAATGCAAAAATTAGCTGGAATTATTTAAAAAAAAATCAATTAATTAAAATTAAAAAAAACACAATTCAATCATGGAAATTAATAACCTATTAGAAAGTGCAAACGGATATAAAGCATTACAAGCTGATGCTGCACGTTTGTCTGAAAAATGGTCTGCTTCTGGATTGCTTGAGGGCTTAGGAGAAAAAGAATCTTCAACTATGTCTATTATGCTTGAGAATCAAGCTAAGCAAATCGTAGCAGAGCAATCTGGAACTGGGACTGGTGCAATTGGGAACGGTACTTCTGCAAGTGAGCAGTGGGCTGGTGTTGCTTTACCTTTAGTACGTAAAGTATTCGCTCAAATATCTGCAAAAGACTTCGTTTCAGTACAACCAATGAACTTACCTTCGGGTTTAGTATTTTATCTAGATTTCAAATATGGAACAAATCAAGCACAAGCTAGAAAAGATACTAACATGTACGGTAACGTAACTGAGGCTGGAACTAAAATGGCAAAAGATACTGACGCTTCTGGCGGTCTTTACGGAGCTGGGCAATTTGGATACTCTATCAACGATTTATCTGGATCTCAATCTTCTCAAACTACTGGATCAGTAGTACTTGCTAATTTAAATTATAACGCAGATTTAACTCCTGCTAACTTTAGAATGGTACCAGTAGCTGTAGCAGA